CTATCATAAATACTCCTTTATGTGTTCTAGACTACCTAGCTCATAAGCCAAAGCAAAGCTAGTATATCCTGTTCTTGTTCCGTCAAGATGAGGAAAATATGTTTTAGAAGTATCGCATGGTTCTAATACCCATAATCTGTAAGAATGAGATTCATACTTATTAGACATACCATAATCTTCTACAATTTCTGCAAATTTATTATCTCTAGGACTCCACACTTTTTCTCCTACTTCGAAAGTTTCTTTTACACATTGCTCAGGGAGCAGTGCATTTCTTCTTCCTTTGTAATCTGACTCTGCTAATTTTTGTGGAATACCTAATCGTTCTATCACTGATTTTATAAATGCAGGTGAACGATAAAGTTGTTTTGCTATATTCATAATATTATCTCCTTCAAGATAATACTCTATAATTTGTTTCTTTTCGCTTTCTGTTAATCCTTTACCTTTGTTTTGATTTTTTCTTAGCTCTCTATATTGCATGGTATCTTCATGCTCTTGTATGATATTAGCAAGTCGAGTAGTATTATAACTTATATTAAGTATACTACAAGCCTCTTTCTTTGTTATTGGCTTTTCTGCTCTTAGTAATTCTATAACATGAGAAATATTAGTTTCTGTTAATTTTTCATGTTTTTTAGTCTTTATCATAGTGTTCCATTCCTAATAATATGATTGCATAATGAACTACTTTTAGTAAATCATCTTGGTTATATCCGTTCTTTTTACCATACCGTTGTGCATATTTAATTATATTTCCAATACAAAACCCTGTTCCATGACCTGCATCAAATATAAACTCAGTAGATTCTGTTTTATCTTGTGAGTAATGAGATTCATAAGTTGACCTTATGTAATTATCAATCCAATTTAATACTTCTTCTTCATTAAATTTATTTCTCATCAGTTAGCAACTCAACTAAAGATGAGTAGCCTCCGATTTTTTCTCCATTAAACATTATTTGTGGAAAAGTTCTTGCAGTAGGAAACTCTTTCATCATTTCCTCTCTATCAAAATCTTCTCCAAAAACTTTATATTCTACTGCGCAACCTTTATCTATTGCTAGATTTTTAGCCATTGTGCAATAAGTGCAACTAGGTGTGCTATAAATTACTACTGTATTTTTCATATAATCATTCCATAATTCGTTTATTTTGCTGTTATCCTTTGTTCATAATCAGCAAAATCTTCATTCCACCAATGGGGTTTATCTCTATAAGACCAACTAGCAAAAGTAGCTTTATCAAGATGATAATAATCTCTATACGATTGTATTGGATTATCATAGTCTTTCAATTCATCAGGCATAGCTAGTCCAAATGTTGTAAACCCTTTCTTTGGTAAGTTTATTGGGTCGGGTAGTTTATTTACTACTTCCATAACCGATTTATGTAATTTACCGTATCTGTAATGATACTCATCATTTAATGCGTTTGCATAGCAATGAACCCACTCATGGTTCTCTAGCGATTCTCTCGCCCAGATAGTGCATGGGTGGTTATACATCATTGGTAAATAGGGGTAGGGTCGTTCCTCTAATGGTAAATGCTTTATTTCAGCTTTTAATTTATTAAGGACTTCACGCTCTTCAGCGTTAAGTGCACGAGGAACATACCCTAAATATCTGTCGATATAGATAGTTGTGCAAAGAATTTGCGCTGCCTCGAGGGGCATTTTTACGATATGTTTATCTACATGAAACTGTGCTGCTTTGTCTAAGTCTTGGTCTAAATAAAATAGATTCATAACTTATATCCAACACTTATACCCTGTGCATTCACTCAATGGAACACCTGGGCAATATTCACATATCTCCTCTACTTGGTTCTTTCTACTAAATTTTGTTTTGTCTTTATGGACTTTAGTAGAACCGTGTTTTGGAGTTGTCTTTCTTACTTTTAATTTTTTCATAATTTATATTATACAAAATTTAAAACCAAGTGTCAAGAACTATTTTTTATTACTTACTATTTATCTTATCTTTTGCTGTCCCAGCATATAATCCGAACCAGGCGGCGCCTGCTCCAACTATAACTGAAATTAATCCAGACTGTTCAAGCGACGGCTCAGGTAATTCCATAAACCACATTGTCGCATAGTATAGTAAAAATATGTATACTGATAGAAATGCTCTTGGAAAGATTCTCCAAGCGTCTATCATATTTGATAACCATATCCATTTTTGATATGGATTTTCAGGTTCTTTTTCACTTTCTAACTTTAAGATGTCAGCTTTTAACTTGCTGTTCTCTGTTACAAGTTCCATGAACTTACTTAGGTCTATCTCAACCTCATTTCTTGACATATCTCCGCCAAATCTATCTCTATCATCTGCCATTATTTATCCTTAGCTTTTCCAATATTGATAGCTAATAAGTCTACTAACTTATAATACTTTGCTATCCACATATCGTCTTTGGGTGTTGGTGTTGATGCCGCTACCACTGAAGCGCCCATGACTAACCATGGCACTATTTTTACTATTAATATTATTCCCTGTATAAAGTCTAACATATTACTTCTCACTCTTTCGAGCTTGACGCTTTAAGCGTTTATTTAGTTTGTATATTTTATTTTCCAGTTCCTCACACCAGTCTTCTAGTTCTTCAAATCTTCCTTGGACTGTGGGATTTTTATCAAAGAACTTAGAGCCTTTCATCATGGCTCTATACTCTTTATAAAATTGCCACCACTCAGTCAGTCTTTGCAGCACTGATATCTTCTGTGGTGACCTTTCGATAATACACTACGACATCTTTTAGTTCAGTAATATATCTCTTTAGTTCTTGCATATTGTATGCCATTAATTCGTAGTCAGGAATAGTCATAGCTAAAAAGACTAGCTCACCTTCCTGGTCTTCAATTACTTTAAATTGTTCTTCAAAGTTTTCAGGTGTAATTGTTAACCACCTGACTGTTTTTAAATCTATTTCACGAGGCATGATAGGTTGAACTATTGTTCTCTCTATCGGCTTTGCTTTAACCTCTAATGTCCTCGTTGGGAGGAGACTGCAGTTGGAGACCATCATCAAGCTCATCAACATCACTGCTGAGTTCCTCGATATCCTCCATGATATGTTTTGTTCCATTATTTATTTTCCTTTGCATTTCGACTGGGTCACCCATTATTTTAGCACTCAGTTCGTAGTTTCTTATAAATTCTGAATATCTATTCAGTTCTCTTTGTGCAGCTTGACTTTTTTGTGTCATTATCTGCATTTGTTCTGTTTGTAATGTAAAATCATTTTGCATTGTTTCTAGTGCTTCTTGTTGAGTAGCAACTGCTCCCTCTAATGCAAGGTTGTTTGCTTTCAAGGTTACATTCTCTTGATATAACCAATATCCACCTAGTCCTAATACTATAATAATTCCTATAAAAAATTGATTCATAATTCTTTTATCCTATAGTTAAGTCCTTCTGCGCCTCTTACTTCTACTATTTCGCCTTCTTGCGTTTTGAACTTTATATATTTTTCTTGTTTTTTGTAAAACTTACTTACAATAAATGTTTGGTCGTCTGCATCTCCCCAAGTAGAATTATAACTTACCTTTAATTCGTAGTAAGTAATGAATAATCCTTTTAACCAATACCAGAATTTCTCTAAATATTGAGGGATTTGCTTTATCTTTTCATACATTTGACCAATCTTTTCCTTCAAATAGTAATGCTTCTGCTTCTCTTCTTCTAACAAGTCCTTGCAAGACTTTGCCTCCTGCCTTATTCCATCTTTTGATTTGTTCAGGCACTCCGTCATAGTCCCCTGCATTGAGAACTTTTAAAAGTGTGCTAGAATTTAGATTGCTTGGACCGAGATTGTATGTCCATGATACCAATGCATCGAACATGCACTGGTCTAGTTGATATTTGACTGCTTCTTTGACATAGTTTTCATACTCTATTAACTCTTCTTCGAGCATTTCTTCTGCCTGTTGTTTGGTTATTGTCATGCCTTCTTTCACACCTTTGATGTGTCCATAACCAATAGTCCAAACTCCTACTGCATCTTGGTAGGCTTCTAATTCACAGCCTTCGAATTTTTTGATAAGGGCTAAGCCCTCTGCTGATATTTTCATATTGTAAAACTTTCTCCACAACCGCACTGAGCAGTTTCTCTTGGACTTTGTATTTTTACATACTCATTTAGTCCTTCTTCTACCCAATCGATATTTATTTCTTCAAGATATCCTAAAGTCATTGGGTCTACAGCAATTAGGTCATAAAATACTGCATCACTTGATACACTTGGATACTCTAAATAACTTAAGTCATAAGCATATCCATTACAACCACTTGGTAACATTTGGAGTCTAACTCCCCAATAACCTTTATCCTTTACTTTTGCTCTTATTCTGTCTAGAGCTTCTGCACTTGCTATTAGCATATAATACTCCGTTTAATGATTTGTTCAATTCCTTTTGCAATTTATTTGCGTAGTCAAGTAGGTTTTTGTCTTGCTCTTCCCTAAGTTTCTTAATGCGAAGCACACTCTTACGAGTGCGCTTCGACTTAGGTCTTTGACAGTGAACTAAGATATGAGTTCTCCTACACTTGCCAATACGGCGAATGTAAAGATAGTAATAAGAAAAGCATTTCCTAACACTTCTCCTACATCATCATACTTGTTTAACTGTCTAAAACTATATACCATTTTTCTTATCATTTAATATCCAATACTTTACGATTGGAGTTCGGAGTTCTAGACAGCGCGATAGTCAATAGTCCATCTTTGAGTTCTACAAAGTCTACTTTTAAGTCTGTGTTCATAATGAACTTTCTCTCAAAAGATTTAAGACTTAAGCCTTGGTGGACAAACCTTTCTGTATCACCAAGCTTTTGTTCTTTTTTCCCCTTGATAAGTAGTTCGTTCTTTTCTTGAACCACTTCTATTTCTTCTTTCGACCAACCTGGAATAGCAACTTCTATACGGTAGTTGCCTGTTTCCACATTTTCGACTATGTTATATCTTGGATATGAAGTATCGGTATTCTGCAATAGCCAATCGTTGTTCATACCAAGCCAAAATTTACTAATATCAATCGTCATATTATATTCTCCTAATTTCCTTTTCAGTAAAACTATGCCGACCCTTTCGGTATCGACGCCAATGTGTAGAAACCATTTCTACACTTCCCTTAAATTATATCAAATTTAACACCATAAGTCAAGATAAATTTTTTGATTAGTCCTCGAAATCTATCTTGCCCTGCTCTTTCATATAGTCAAGCGTTGCGCCAATACCTTCCTTCTTTCCATACTGATAGGATAGGTAAATGCTACAAAGTAGTATTAAAATAAATGCTGTGTCTATGTCCATAATTTTTTCTCCAATTATATATTATATCAAAACTAACACCTCCTGTCAAGTAAAATTTCAAGGATACCTAAAAATATTTGTTGACAAGAGGTTATTCTTTTGATATAATATCATTATGAAACTATTAAAAAAGGGAAGCTGGACTTACAAGGAGAAAATGGTTTTGAAAGATAACTATAATAAAATGACTATAGATGACCTTTCTACTCGTTTACTTCGCACTCCGTCTAGCATTACTTCCCAAGTAAATTACCTTCGAAAACGAGGGTGGACTTTTCACAGGAGAACAGATGGATAATGTAGTAGAGTTTCCAAGAAAAAAGAAAGCAGAAGAAATAACCGAAAAACTTACTACTTCTTTACTTTTAGAAGCAAACAAATTAGGACTCGACACGAAGAATCAAGACTTCGTTTTTGATATGGCATGGACAATGAAGTTCATCAAAGCCGCTGTCGATAATCAATGTAATATTGCCAACGAACTGTGTCGTCTTACAAGAGCACAGGGGTTAGATGAGAGTAAACTGTAGAGGTATGTCTGTAGAAAAAGCAATTAGAATACTTCGTAGAAAGACAGACCGCGATGGTCTGAAACTTCGGATAAAAGAGCTTGAATTTTATGAGAAACCAACTGCTCGTAGAAAAAGATTGAAGGCAGCAGCAGTCAAAAGACAACAGAAAATAACCTCGGAACAACGCAAGTTTGAAGTCCGAAAACCGAAACATCAAAGACGAAGATGATGACACCTCACTTTTCCCACCGTTTTTACACTTCATTTTATAACTCCTTCGTAGAAAAATAAAATATTTTTCCATTTCGAAGACTTAAATCTATCCTAAAAATCATACCCCTAGGAAAAAAATTTCTTGTATTTTTGATAAAGTTGTGGTATAATATTAGTAATTAATTAAGATAGTTACTACGACAATCAACGACTTATCATTATTTCAAAGTGAGCATTATCGAATGTGTAGCATTAAGCAGTGCTCGTCACGTAAGTGTAAGAGCACACCTTGTTATATAGACGATTTATGCGAATGAACTACGATACAATTTTTGTCAACCATATCACACCCAAAGAAAGTCAACTATCTTACTTCGACTTTCTTCCAATCCCAACATTTCAACCACTTAACTACAATTCTCTTTACATTTTCAAAAATTTTGTCCGACTTCTAAGTATTTTAAGTCGATTTGTTACTTACTCTTTATGGGTTTATGTTCAATTTTGGTGGGTAAAGGAACAATTTATTACAAATTGCCCCTAGTTTGTTATACACCCGCCATGACTTTCAATGGTGCGTTGCACACCCGCTCAGTCTTGAACTATTCGTAGATTTACAACTGCTGTTGTGAATGTGATATTTTCATCTTTGAGAGTTAAGCATAGCTGGTTCTTTAGAGCTGGTTGCACTTCTGCAGCTCCAACAACTTCAAAATACTCTCCATGTTCTGCTATTATTCTTCGAAGTTTATCATTTCTAGGGAATATCTTAGCAAATCGTTTTTTGTTCACAATGCCTCCTTAATCTCTATAAATAAACCAGAAGCTCCGTTTGGATTCTCCCAGACTTCTTGAGAGTTCTCAAAACCTGTTCTTATAGTATCCACTAGAAACTTTAAATCTCTCTTTGGGGATTTCTCTAATCCTAGTATAGAATCTGCACTTATATCTAAATAACTTGCTAGTTCTTCTACTAACTCTTTTTTAGTTATTGGGTCTTCTCCTGT